AAGCATCGGCACACTCTCCTTCGTCAGGCGACATCCGGCACGTCCAGGCGCACCGTGATGGACTCCAGGGCATCCCGCAGCTCGGTGACGATCGCGGCAGGATCCAGATCGCCGACATTCGCCACCAACGCGGCAACCGTCTCGACGAGCTTGCTGTTCGCCTCGCTCTGCGCAGCCAGAGCGGCGTTCGCCTTGTCCAGCCGCTTGAGAATCTCCGTCAGCGTGGAGGCGAGCGTGTAGGTGGGGTTGGTCGATGCGGCACCGGGAATGGTGATCTTCCCGTCGCGGGTCAGCACCGCATCCGCGATCTCAACGGCTGTAGGCATGTCGTCTTCCTCCTCGGGATTCCAGCTCGCAGGGTGCGCAAGCCGCGCGGCCACGGCGTCCCGGAAGACGTCCATGTCGAAACTGGGGTCGATCTTGCGACGGGTGCCTTCCTTGTGGCCGATCACGCTGTGCGCGGACCAGCCGTGCGCCCGGCAGATCGCCGCCGCCCACCGCACCGCCGTGCCGTACTGCTCGGCCGGGTAGGGGTCCTTGCCATCACCACGGTTCTCGATCTCGATGCCGTAGTAGTGACGGTTACCGTCGACCGGCTCCACACCATCAGGGCGGGGATGTACCGCCGCCTCCAGCACCACGGCGGTGTGCGCGTTCTCCGCGAACGTCCCCGCATGGTTGACACGACCATGGCCGACCATGGTCGCGAGCCCCGACTTGGCCAGATGCGTATGACACACCGGCCCCGGCAGAGTCGACGACCCCGACCAGCAGAACTCCAGGCTGTCGACACCGGCCGTGTGGTGGATGACCACCCCGTTGACCGGTCCCCACGGCCCGATATGGTTGCGGTTGTGCGTACGCCAGCCTGCACGCTGAGCGACGTTCACTCCCTCGGCGACCAGCGCGGCTATCAGCTGATCCGCCGTCAGTGGCACAGCCATGGATCCTCCTAGTAGTCCCAGGTCATGCCGACGAACTGCGCATGCTCGACGGCGACCGGCTCGGTGTGGTCGTGCCACACCTCCACCCCGACCGGACGGCCGTGCTCGCCCCAGAACGGCCACATCGTGGTCGTCCAGTCCTTGCCGGGGGAGTCGAGCTGGTCACCGGCACCGGTGTCGTCCCGCACCCCGAACGGATCGCGGATGAAACGGGACATGAACTGACGCGGCCTCACATCACCGACCGGGAGCGTGAAAGACGCCCAGCGAATGTTGCGGGCCCACAGGAAATCCCCGTCGTGCGCGGGCACGATCAGCGCCAGATCCTGCGCCATGCTCAGGTCGTTGCGGATCGCCGACTCAAACGTCAGCAGCGTCCACACATTCGGGGGAATGACCTGCGGCGCATTCCGGTAAAGCTTCACCTGCTTCGCCATGAACCGTCCTCAGGCTATTCGCGTGAACTGAAGCCAGCTGTCCGTGTACATCACGGTCGCCGTAGCGTCGGATGTGTTCTGCGCCCACTGAAGGGTGATGTTCCCGGCCGTCGACGACATACGGAAAAGCCCGGACATCGGGGTGAACATATTGCTGTCGCTCGTGCCGTAACCGGTGCGGGAACCCGACACATCATTGGTGTCGGTCCGGATGGAATAACCAGCCGTGCCCGCCGCCAAAGTTCCCGAGCCCGGCATGAGCCACGCCCACTCACCCAGACACCCCGACGGCACCGAGAACTGAACCTTGATGTCGGGGGTGTTGCTGGCGAAGTACTTGATCCAGCCGACCATCGTGTACACGGCACTCGCCTCGGCGGCGAACACCAGATGATCATCGTCGGCGAAAGTCGTGGTGGCGCTCCTTGAGGTGTCGGCGGTCTTGCGAACCGTCTGCGGCAGCATCGACCTCAGCAAAGAGGCCGTGATCTTCTGACCCGCAAGAGGCTGCGGGTATGCTTCAGGCACGGAGCCTCCTCACAGAGAGATGATGGTTGGCTTGTCCAGGCGGATATCCGTACCGGCCGTCTGCGACTTCGAGACCCCGTTCACGCTGCGCGTGACCGTGAAAACCTGCGGGTTGACGACCTCGTAGTTGTCGTAACGGATCTGCGGATTCACGTTGGTGTTGCCGGTGACCGTGATGGAACGCGTGCCGACCGAATACGCCTGGCTGAGCACGTTGTCAGTTCCCTCGACATGCCATTCCGGTGGCTCCACGGCATCCGTCGCCGCCCACGCCTTGGCCTTGAGCTGGTTCCCGTAGCCCTGGAAACGGACCCGGATGTACGTTCCGGCGACATGCGTGACCGGCACCGTGTAGGAATCGAGATCCGTACTCACATCAGCGATCGTTTTCCGCAGAACCAGCAGCACCGTGTTCGACGTCGTGAACTCCAGCCGCGCCAGGTACATGTTCGTGCTGTTCTGCATGCGAGCCGTCACCGCCCCGAACAGGGAGGCGCCGGTCGCAAGTGCGGAGGTGGTGATGTCGCAGTAGATATCGAAGTCCGCCGACACCGCCGTCACCGACGAGCGCCGCGAGACATCCACCGTGGACAGCAGATGCACACCGGCGTTGCCGTTGACCGAGTAGTCGGTCGCCGACCCGCCGGACTGGGCCCAGGCGCTGCCGATCGTCGGCGTCCCCCAGGTACTCGACTCCGTGCGAGTGAAGGAGTCATCCAGCCAGCTGGTGATGTTGCTGACCGTCACGACCTCGCCGCCCAGCCGCACATCGAAGGGAAACTCCGAGGCGTCCGTAGTCCACAGCACACGGCTCGTGTTCGCCGTCGTCGGCGCCACCGTCAGGGACGTCGCCGAGGAGTTCACCGCCTCCACCAGCGCCGACCCGTCCGTGTCACACCGGGCCAGCACCGTGTCCAGCACACCCACCCGGTACGGAGAGGCCGGAGCACAGATGAACGTGACCCGGTGCTCGAAGTGCGTGATCGACTCCTCGAACCCGAGAATGATCTGGTCGATGTCGTCCGACGGCAGCCATGCCGGGGGGTTCTCGACCAGGATCCGGTCGCCCGGCCTGAGCCCCAGGACCGCCTGCTTCAGCGCCGGGTTCGACGTGAACGTGGAGTGCGCGAGGTTCACGCTGATCTGCGGATGCCGGGCCTCGTCCACGGTCCCGATGTGGACCCGCCACGCCGCCTGGTCGAGCAGCGTGGTGTCGGCGGTGTTCTCCAGGTTGAGCGTGATGTCCTGCCCGTACAGGCCCACACCGGCGGGCGGGGGCGCCGTGGACAGAGCGCCGTCCTCCAGCTTGTAGGTCTGGGAGAAGCCGTTGACCGTCACGGTGACCGCGTTCTGGATGTACCGGTCGTCCTCCACCGGCAGCGGCACCTCGGAGAGGTTGAACCCCGCATAGTTCAGCGTCAGCTGGGGGTCCTGATTGATCAGCGACGCCCGTGTCCGGTAGCCCAGTCCCATGACGGCGAGAGACTCGAAGAGCATGCCGTCGTCGGCGAGTTCGGCCTCCCGCATCAGCTCCAGAGCGCTCAGCTTCTCCTGGCCGCCCATACCCACGGTGTCGTCCAGGTCACCGATCGAGTCGAACGCGACCCCGCCCTCGGCACACAGCCGCTGCACACGCCGCCCGGCAGCCTCACCCACCGGATTGAGCCTGAGCCCCAAGTCCTCGATATCGGTGATCTCGTCCTGGACCGTGATATGCCCGATGACACCACCCGGCAGCCCCGTCGCGGTCTCGATGTCATCGCCGTTGTACGCCGACGCGAAAGCCGTGACCCTCGTGCACCGGGTCAGCTGCGCCCCGCCCCGCGTGTCCGAGACCGACACCTCCACACCCGTGTCGAGATCGAGGGTGCGGATGGTGGTGATGATGTTGGAGCCGCTCTCCTGGAACTCAAGGGAGACCCGGAGCTTCCTGCCCCGCACGTCCGTCTGATGGTGCAGCAGAGCACCGAGCGTGGCACCGTCCCCGTCCCGGTACTCCAGGCTGAGACTGCCAGCAGCAGCAACACCGTCGAGGGAACCACGAGGAGCGTTGTAGAAAAGCTCCGCGCACGCGACCGGCGTGACCGTGATGTCCTCTTCCTGCGTCACCCGGATGATGACATCCAGATCAGACGCCGCCCCCTCGGGAGGGATGTACAGCAGGAACCGCACCTGCCCCGCACTCGGCGATGGGTACTTCACCACGCCGCCCGTCATCGCGGCATTGGTGAACACCGGAAGCGGCGCGCTCGCGCCGAAGAGAGTAGAACTCGACAGGTCGGCAGCCTGGTCGAGAAACGTCATGGGCGCACCATTGACGAGAGCGGACTTGATCTCTGCCGCATCCGAGGGGTCCTCACACGACCAGTACGCCCTCAGCCCGCTCAGCTGCGGACTCGTGATCGCGTCGTAGATGAGGGAGTTCTCCGACGGCGGCCCCTGTGACAGACGGCGGATGATCCCGCTCGCCTCCAGCTCCACCCAGACGTCGGTGCCGGTCGGATCCCAGAACTGCGGCCACGACGACACCTCGCCCCAGAACCGGTAGCTCTTGCCACCGATCCCGTTCGGCACGCTCACCCGGATCGGCTGGTTCCGCCCGATCAGCCCGTAGTAGGTACCGGTCGGGTTGCGTGGAGACCAGCGCCCGTCACGGTTGTCCAGCAGCAGATTGAGCGTGGCGTGATCCGCCGAACTGCCCTCGTCCCGGCGGCCACGGGTGACGGAGATGTTCCCGCTGTCGTCACGGACCATGACGTAGGCGGTGATGTCGACCCACTCGCCGTTGATCCACAACTCGATCTGCACGGGCTCGCCGTTGCTGGCTTCCCCGGATGCGGACATCGGCCCGGCGCTGCCGCTCATGCGGCGCTGGTAGGCCATGACCCGCGCTGCGATACTCCCCGGCATCGTTAGTCTCGCTAACTACTCGTCGAAGCAGACCCAGCACCGCATATCGACGGCGGTGGTGGGCGTGGTCGCGCGCACGCGCAGGAACTTGGAGACGGCAACGATCGGCCGCTCGTCCGGCATCCACTGGTAGACGTAGGTGTAGGGCGACTCCGAGGTGGTCGCGCTCAGGGCCACCGCGTCGAACATGCGCGAGGCCGTGGTCGTCCCCTCGGCGGTCGCCGTGAAGCCGGTCGCGCTCGTGCCCAGCGTCATCAGTGACGCCGGGGCGTTGGGGTCCAGCGGCTGCACGCCCGAGGCGCCGTGCGCCGTCACCGTGGCGGCCACGTCCGACTGGAGCAGCTCGACGATGCCGTCCGCGCCGGAGGTGTCGTCGATCGAGAATCCCCACGAGATCAGCTGAATCTGGCGGGTCGACGGCGTCGCGATCTGGAGCATCGTCTTGATCGCCGTACCGGTGGTGACCGACGCCTGCGCGGCGGTGGTCGCCATCGCGGCGTTGAACACCTTGTACCTGTGCATGACAAGTGCTCCCTACATTGAATTCCGAGGCACGAAGAAGGCGCGACCCCGCACAAGGGGCCGCGCCTACCTACGCGGTACGACGCGAAGCGCCGAACACCGCCTGAACATTCCCACCGCGCGTCCGCACGGTCCGGCGGTTGGAGTCGAGAACGATCTCGTCGATCTTCTTCTCGCCGACCATCACGGTGATGTGGAAGACACCCCCACCGCCACCGGCCTGACCAGCGATACGGCGGGAATCCGGGTTGGAGTACACGCTCGACCCGAACGGCAGCCGCACCAGCTCCGGACCGTGCTCACCGACCTCGACGAGGCCGCCACGAAGACCGCCGGTCGCCGCGCCGATGATGCCGCCGGTCGCCTTCTTCTTCTTGCTGGTCGCTTTCTTCAGAGCCTTCGACAGCTCATCCAACGACTTGACCAGCTTCTCCTGGATCTTGATCTGCTTGCCGAAGAGGGCATCCGCCGTCGTCTTGCCCGCACTGGACGCCGACGACGCCATCTGCCCATACAGCGAGTTGATCGACCTCAGCTCACTGCCCGACGACCGCAGCAGCGCGCCCGCCGTCTCCAGACCGCCGCCGTCGACGCCCGCCTCCGCGACCTGCCGCAGCAGGCCCTTCGACAGACCACGCGACCTCAGCCGCTTCAGAGCGCTGTCGAACGCCTTCGCCCTGTCCCGGCCGCGCGTCATCCGGGTCATCAACGCCGACACGGTCACGGCCTTGTCGGAATCGACGCCCTCGGTGATGTTCGTCGTCGCACGCGACTTCACGCCGCTGCTCAGCGACTTCGCCTCGCTCTTCAGGCTGGAGAGCTTGTTCTTCGCCTTGTCGAGCGCGCTGGTCACCGACTTCAGAGCCGTCGCCATCTTGATGGAGCCCTTGATGATCTGGCTCATCAGACGCAG